GTAAGAGTAATTCTTTTTTACACTCTTCCATATTTTTATACCAACCTTCCATTTGGAAAGTTTGTTGTGTTTCTATTGGACTATGACCAATTAGATATGCAAGTATTAATATTTTAAAGTCGCCCATTGGACCCCCTTAAAACTTTTTTATTTTGGTGTGATGTCTTTGCCGTTAAAGGATTCATTTTCAGTTTTTCTTTCACTATTTGTTTCAATAGTTTTTTTATTTAACATTTTTTGTAGTTCAGTAGTTGATCCAACAAACAAAGCATTTTTGATTTGTGCATTTGCTGTTTTTGGTAACTCTTTTAAGTCTTTTAATTTTTTTTGCAAGTCTTGTAATTTATCAACAGTCTGCCCTACTGATTGAATTAATTGACCTGCAACTTCGTATGCTCTAGGGTGTTGACCTTCTTTTGCAATATCTAATATACCTTGTATTGCTTCTTGTCCTTTTTCAATTAAACTATAATAATTATCTCTACTATAATCATAATCTGTATTAATATCTTTTTCAACTTTTATTTCTACTTCACCAGTTTTTCTTTTAACAGGTGGTTGAAATTCTTTCGGTTGAGGAATAGGTGTATCTACTCCTAATATATCATTGACTCTATCTTCCAATTTACTCATCTTCTCCTGTTACTGGATTATATTTTTTACTATCTTCAAAGAAACTAATAGTTGTTGTAAATCCAAAATCATCATCTGCTTCAGCATCCTCTGGACTTGGTATAATCACAATTCTTTCTTCTCTTGTTAATTTAGGATCCGTATCTGCCCCTAAATCTGCTTGTGCCTTTTTAATAACACCTTGATTGTTCATAGGTCCAAATAGATAAGTCTTAGCAGTAAAACTTAAAGTATATATAACTGCTCTTCTATTTGTAAATTCTCCATCATAATTATCTTCATAATTAATATTTCCTAATGTAATAGGAATATCCCTTTTAATATTTAAAGCAGGTACAGCATTAATAGTTACTGTATAGTCTGGTTGAAAGTAAGGTAAAATCTGTTCAACAATTTGTAAACCATCTTCAGCAGTTGCTGTGAATATATATAAGTCCATATCAATGTCATATGGAACAGGTGTATAATTGAAGTTAGTTTTTTTACCATCTTCACCTGTTTTAACTTGTGAATATTTTTGAACACGAGTCAGTTTTCTAGTAGCGTCATATTTAAGACCTTTTATTTCAAAACCCATACGAGGTAATGATGTTGCAAATTCTCTACTATTTAAATTTGCTTGTTGATCTAGTCTTACTAAAAACTTTTCTTTAGGTGCATATGCAAGAGGTACTTTTATTCTAGCAGTTACACCACCTGTACTATTTGTTCTTTGAATAATTATATTATTAAAGACTTGTCCAAATGCAATAATTAATTTTCTAAAACTTTGATTATAAAATCTATTACCTAACATTATCTATCCTCATCTCCAAATGGATTTCTTTCTGTAAAGTCTAATATATCATCTAAAGCAGATGAAGTATCAAATCCTGCTGCTGTATCTAAATCGGTATTTGAAGCATATGATGATTGAGTTTGTATTGATGATTCTGTAAAGTCTTCGCTCATTAAAAATGCTGGTTCACCTGTTGATAAATCTGTTTCTAATAGTATTGATCCTTCACCATCTAAAGCAACTTGACCACTCTCTAAACTAAATTTGTAATTTAATTGATTTAATGTGTACTTGTCTTCAGCAGCGTCAATAACATTCAAACCTGTATCAAGTTTCTCACTTGAATATTCCCAACGAGTGACTCTTAATTTGTAAACTGGTAATTGACCTAACGCAAAGAAAGGTTCCTGATCTTCAACAAACTGTATTTCAAAAAACGAGTTCATTAAAGGATAATATATTATATCACCTTCGTTTGGTCTGCCTTCAGCAATTAAACTATCTTTTTGACCGACGTGGAAGTTCCAACTTCTTTTAGACACCATAAATGTAGTGTCTTCTCTAATCTCTAATCCAAATTTGGAAACTATTTCTTGTTGACCTGCAAAACCTTCCGTAGACTCTATGTACATCTCAATCAACCAAGAGTCATCAAAACGAGAAGTTGTATCTTCTCCTAATATTAAATCTCTATTGACTAGTGTTCTAGGTAGGTAATAAACATCGTGGCCGTAAATTTTAAGACCTTCAACTATTAAGTCTTCGTGTAATCTTTTTTCATTTTGATTACCAATGCCGTTGCCGCCTTGAAAATAATGATTAACTGGCATAGCACTATCCTATCATAAATGCTGGGTTTAATTCGTAAGTAGTTCTTAATTCAGCTTCTAACTTTTCTAAATCAGCAGTTGCTTCTGTAAAAATTTGTTGACCGTTTAGAGTTACTCCACCCACCATTGCTACTCCATTAAATTTAGACAAGTTAGCGCCCCATTGTTTTTTAAATAAAGCAGTTGTATATCTTTTTAAATAAATATCATTAAAAATATCTCCAAATTGTGATGGATCTAATTTTCTATAACACTCTATTACTAACCATTCATCTTTTTGTAAATCATTTTTCCAATCCATATCAATATATAATCTATTATCTAATTGACTAAATCTCATTGGTTTTTCACCTACAAGAATATGATCTAAAAAATCTAAATGTCTTAATACAACATCATAGTTAATTACACTTGTTGAAGAAAAATCATACAAATCATTTAATCTTAATTGGTATCTAACATCAAATAAATTCATACTACCTTTATCTGAAAAAGGAAATATATTAACTACTGAAATAATACTATCTGGAACAACTAAAAAGTTTTTGTCTTCATACCACTTGGTAGAAACCGTACTGTCTTTTAAATCTGTTGCTGTTTCGTCTATGTTATTTAATGCTGATAAACGAGTTTTATCTTCTTCAGTTAATTTGTATTTTAAATAAGTTCTTCTAATACCTTCATAGTGGAATTGACCAAAATATTGCAATGCTTCATCAATTCTATCTTCTAATTGGTCATCATCAGCATTTATTTCAATGACTGGTTTGCCCAATGCTCTTAATGCGTATTGCTTTAATGTTTCTCTTGTTGATGGTGTTGCCATTTAAATCCTCGTCTTTTATACTATTTATAAGATTTATTTAATGGTAGGAAAGAGATTATCAGCGCAAAATAACTTTATATCGTCCTCTGGTAATCCTAGTGATTTCATTGTTCTAGGAGTGTGTGGATTTTGTTGTTGGTGTTCGCAATAGAAATTTTGTGCTCTTATTACATCTTCTTTATTTGAATCACTATTATAATCACTAATTTTATCAATATATGCGTTTAAATTTGATATTGCTAATGTACAAATTTGATTCAACTCTCTCTCTTCCGTTATCTTACCAGCGGCAATCATACCTTTACTAAAGATTGCTTTTGCCCAATCTGGTAATTCTCTTACTTTAGATGGTTTAAACCATTTATTTTCTTCTATGAAATATTTTGTTAAGGGATGGTCTTTTAATAATAGTGGACTAAAATCGTGGAAACAACCTGTAATCTTATTCTTACCTGCGATAACATCAAATCCATAAATTGGACCACCATTAGTTAAATTTGGAAATAAACATATGTGTGCCATCCAAAGACCTTTTCTTTCTCTGGCGTCAACAACATCTATGTGTGCTCGTCTAATACTCATATTAGACCAAGTACGGTTTATCCAACCAGGTTGATTAAATCTATCCATACCTGGTTCATTATATTCAGTTAAATGTTTATCAAAAATTTCTATAATTTCTTTTTCTAATTTAATTAATCTTTCCCAAATCATTAATCTTTACCTTCAATACTAGTACCTTTGAAAGGATCATTTTCTGTATCTCTTTCAATTACTTCGTTAGTTAAGATTAAAGGTTTGTAATACATATCTTCAATCTCTTTCATCTCTTGGAATAATTTTGTAGCAGAAGCGAAACAAATCTTTGCTTCTGATACTACATTTATTTGATATGTATTTAAATATTCTTGTATAATTTCTTTTACAATTCTTTTATACTCTTGTCCTTTACCTTCAAAATCATAGTATCTTTTGACTGGTACTTTTTTAGAAATCATTTGACCACCAGATAAATCACCACAATGTCTAACATAGATATGTGCATATAGTTTTTCTGGATCTTCTGATATAGTTTCAATATGTTTAACATATTCTTTTGTACTATCAGTTATGACAGGTCTTTCTTCTTTAGACCATATCTTTTTGAAATCTCTATCTATTTTTTCTGCTCTTTGTAAATTAGGTGTTTGCCTAAAAAGGTCGTTGTGCATACTATACTTTTCCAGTACAGCATAACATTGTAATTGATTATAGAGATAGGTAGCGTACAATTCAGGATGAATCGTACCGCTCATTAGAGTTTTTACAAACTCTTGTCGTTCAGCGTTTTGATGAATTTCTTTAGTGAGTTCTTTAAT